CATGACGCTTGAGCAGGCATCTAGCGCCATTCAGCAAATGGCTAAAGGACAGACATTCTCTGGCGGCATTAGCAACTATCTGTCTGACCCCGGCAATGCTTTGAAGCTGGCTCTTGGCCTTGGCGCTGGTGCGCTTGGCATTTACAACATGAGCAATGCCAAAAAGCAGGCTGCTGATGTTACGGCTCAGATGAATAAGCTTGCTGGCGAATATCGCACTATGGCTCAGCCGTTCCTTCAGCAAGGCGGTCAGCAGTTTGGTCTTGCGGCTCAAGGCGCTCTTACTCCTGCTAATCAGCAACAATTTGACGTTGCTCGCGCCCAATTGGCTCAAGCGGCTGCTAAATCTGGTTCTGTCGGCTCTATGCAGGCAACTCAGATCGCTGAACAACTTCGTCAGCAGGCGATTAACTCTCAGATGACGCAGGGACTTCAAGTTCTTGCGGCTGGCAATTCTCAAATGGGGCAGGCGCTTCAGACGCAATTGGGCGCTCTTAACACCAACGTCACGTTGGGCAATCAAGCTGCTCAAGCTGCTCAGAACTTCTTCCCGGCTCTTGGTCTCATCTTCGGTGGAGTTAAGGGGTAATCATGGCTGACGAAACCACAACAGATACGGGTCTCGACAGCCGAGAAGCTCTTCGTAGCGTCTTGGGCGACATGTCTGGCCTTAAAATGCCAAAACTTCGCTCTTCTGAAGACATCATGAAGTCTTACGAAGACCGTGCAAAAGACAGCGAAACTTATCTCAAGAAGAAGGGCGAGCTTGAAATTGCTAAGGCGAGGGGCGAAAGCGAGAGCGCAAGAGAGCTTTCTGCTAAGTTTGAGCCTCAGTTTCAAAAAGCTGGAGACTTCCAGCCGTCTGAAGAAAACAAAGCTGCACTTATTGGTTTGTTTGGCCTCATCGGCGCTATAGGCGCTTTTGGTGGTGGCAAGTCTTATGGTTCTGCTTTGGGCGCTATGAACGCTATGGGCGGTATGCTCAAGGGCTATCAGCAGGGACGTAAAGACCTGTTTGAGCGTGAAAAGGCAGAGTTTGACAAGCACATCATCGCTGTCAAACAGCACAATGATGAAGTTACAAAGGCTTTCGCTCGCGCCAAAGAAGCTGCAAAAAGCAATTTGGGTGCAGCTCAGGCTAAACTTGTCAGCGAATTGACGGCTTTAGGGGCTACAATTCAAGCTAAAGAAGTGCGCGAAAAAGGTCTTGTTGCTGGCGAAGAAGCAAGTCTCAAGTCTTATAATGCTGCAAGCAAGGCATACAGGGATCGCGCCGCCGTGATCTCTCAAATGCAAAAGACTTTTGAGGACAAAGACAAAGGTCGCGCTGTTTACGCAAGCATTGATGGCGTCAAAGGTTATTACAGTGAAGGCCAGCTTCGTCAGGCAACTGCGGATGGACGCGCTGTTGAACCAGTTGCAAAGCCGACTGATAAAGCTCGCACTACTGCTTCGGATGAAGAGATCGAGCAGACAGCGCAGGGCATTGCTAACTATGCTGTTAAAGCGCCGGGGTTGAACAATAGAAACCGCGACAAGATCATGGCGAAAGTTCGTCAGATTAATCCAAGCTATAATGAAGGTGACTTTGCAAATCGGCAGGTTGCAGAAAGAAACTGGACAAATCCGAACGGCGCTGGTGCTAAACAAATTCAAGCGTTCAACACCGTTTATCAGCATCTTGAAACGATTGAAAAACTTGGCGATGCTTTGGATAACAACGACATCCAAGCTAAGAACAAGATTATCAATTATTTCAGAACTCAGCTTGGTCATCCAGAAGTCACAAACTTTGATGCGGCGAAACAAGCGGTTGCTTCCGAAATTGTTAAAGCTATCACTGGTACGGCTGGTGCATTGGCTGACCGTCAAGAAGCTGAAAGAATACTCGCTGATTACAGCTCGCCTAAACAGACAAAGGGCGTTGTCAGTACCTTGCGTGAATTGATTGGAGGCCGTTATGTGGCGGCTGCCCGTCAATACGCGGCTGGCACTGGAAAGACCGAGCAAGACTTCAAGAGGTTCTTGCCGGAAGACGTTAATCGGTATTTTGGAGGCGCTCAGTCTCGTTCTTCATCAAGAAACGCAAATCTCAAAAAAGCAACTGATGAAGTTTTGGCTTCTGCTAAAAAGAAGATTAACGAAGGTGCTGATAGAGCGGCTGTCGTTAAGCGTTTAGAAGAGCTTGGATATAGCGACGAGGGGCTGTAATGGCAGACGAACTTTTTGCCGACATTCCAACGACAGGTTCTAACGCAGACCCTTTCGCTGACATTCCGGTTTCAAAAGAAAAAAAACCTAAGTCTCTTTTTGATGTGGAACCATCAAAAGAAAAGCGTGATCCCTTGTCTTTCTACAAGGTTGATCCGCGTGAGTACATGAAAGCTCAGAGCGAAGCAAATCTGGGCTTTTTGTCGGGTATTGGACAAGACGTTACTGGTGCGCTTGAAGCCGTTCCCGGAGAAATTGGTAAGGCAGGCGCTCGCGCTACAAAATATCTTAAAGGTGTTGGTGCGCCAGAAACTCAAGCACTTGGTGAGTTTACCGGAATGATGGCTCCTGCGGGAGCTTTGTTCAAAGGTGTTTCCAGCTTAGGAAAATATATTCCTAAAGCTAAGGGTGCTTTGGGTAGCGCTCAAAACATTATTGGCGGTGGCCTTTCCGGTTTGACCGCTGGTGGAACTTTGGGTTTCTTAAAGCCGACAGGCGAAGAAGACCCGAACAAGCGTTTTAAAGCTAAGCAAGAAGAAGCAATCACTGAAGCCGTCCTTGGCGGCACTTTGGGTGCAGGCGCTCGCGTTGTTGGCGAAGCTGCTAACGCTTACAAGTATGTGCAGGGTTTGATTGGCGAGGCTGAACAGCTTTCGCAGAGCTTGCGCGGTCAGGTTGGCGCTCGCGCAGGACAGTATATTGCAGAAACAGAACAACAAATTGCTGCTGCAAATACCCGTTTAGGTCGAATTACTGAAGCTGTTGCAGAACTGGAAGCCCGCAGTGCTTTAGAAGTTGAAGGTCGAGCATTGGGTCGGGCTTTGACGCCAGAACAAGCTTCTAAAGTTCAAAGAGATGCCATTGCTCGTATCCGTGAACGGATTAGTGCTTCTCAAAAAGCGGCTGAAGACGCTGGCTTGAAAAAGGGCGAGGCGGCAGAATATGTTGCTCGCCAAGAAGCTCGTCTGCTTGAGCAGAAAGCGGCTGCGGAAGGCATCACAGCAGAATATCAGAGAGCGATTGAGCGCGGCGAAGGCATGACGCCTGTGCAGCTCGCTGTCAAAATCCGTGAAAGCGCTAAGAAAATTTACGAAAAAGCTCTTGCCGATCGTGCTCAAGTAGCCAAGTTTGGCGAAGCTATCGAAAGCGCTGGCGAAGAGCTGCGCGTTGGCACATCCAATGTGGCCTCTAAGATTGAAGACATTCGCAAGAAGATCAACAATCCAAACATCGAGCGCGAACTCAATGAAGTTTCTCGCAGGCTTTCGACATCAGTAGAGGGTCAGAAAGAACCTACTGCTGCTTTGTCTGTGGCTAAAGCTGACAGCTTGAGAAAGTATCTGGATGGCCTGATTGACGTTGGCGCTGACAAAGCGGCTATGGCTCAGCGCGGTCTGGACAAAGAAACTGTGTCTGCTCTGCGTCAGGTTCGTTCTTCTTTGACCAAGGAGATCATGTCTTCTTGGGAACCATACAAGCAGTCGATGATTAACTTTGCAAAGCTCTCTGGCCCTGTCAGGCCGTTTGAGCGCAAAGGTGTTTTTGCAAAGGTTGTTGGCGAAGACGTAAGAACCGCTGAACAGCTTGCCAGCGAAGGGCAGATTATCTCTCAAGTTCTTAACCGTTCAAAAGGCGGGCAGTTTCCGATTGCCCAGTTGATCGAACAAGAGCCTGAGATGCGAAATGCCTTGCGGGCTTACTATCATCGCGAGCTTTTTGCTGGTGAAAAAGCACCAACGATCGACCGTTTGTCTGGTTTCTTGAAAAAGAACGAGGACGTTCTGCGTCAGACGGGCCTGTATGATGAGTTTTCAACCATTAATTCAGCCCGCAAATCTGCTCAGAAAGCTATTCAAGAGACGGAAGGCGTCATTGCTAAAGGCAAAGAGGCTATTGAAGTCCTTGGTGGAGAACAGGCAAGGTTTGAGAAGGTTTTGAAGGGCAGGCAGAGCTTGCTTAAAAAGGCCCGCGAAGCTGAAGCTGAAGCTCGCAATGTGCCGACGCCTCAAGAGGGCATCAAAGCGTCTGAGGCCAGAGCTAAAGAGGCGGCTGAGCGCTTGGCTGAACAGCGCAAGGCAACTCTTGGTCAGAAAGAAACGGCTGAGCAAACCGTTCGCCAATATAAGGACATGGTTGCTGATCTGGATCGCGCTGAAGGGCCAAAGATTGCAGAAGAAGCTGGAAAGATCGTTGCTGACCTCCGCAAGCGTAATCTGATTAACGACGCTGAGCGCGAAGTGATGATGCAGAAAATTCAGATTGCCCAGCAACGCGCTACAAACGCTCAAGAAGCTAAAAAGTATATGCGTTTGAGCATCTATGGCGGGTTGGGTCTTGTAGGCGCTGGAGGCATCAGCTCTGGTCTAAAGAACCAAATTGCCAACATTTTTGCCGGGGGGCGCTAGTGGCTAAGAAAGACAAGGGTATCAACCCAGACCTCGAAAAGACGATCTCGCAGCTCCTCAAGGATGTTGAGAGTGGCGTTATTGATGACGTTGAGACAAAACTAAAGGTCATCGATAGAGCGATAAATCTTGAAAAAATAAAGCAGAAGGTTAATGATGAAGGTTATGGTTCCGGGTTGTTTGGAGGGGAAGACGAATGATCCCCGCCCGGCCATATGGAGGTCATCGTGGATGCTACTGTGCTTGCTATCGTGCGTATGGGTCTCAGCGTCATAACCGAAAGGCTATTGACCCTGTGTTCCCTCTGGATGACATTCGGCGTAACATGTTGGGCGATGTACGCACCGACTGCCGAGCGCCTGCAAATCGCGGGCGGTTTTGCTATAATCGTGTTCGTGCCGAGCTTATTTAAGGAGCGCCGCCGTGAAGGAAGACAACAGCACCAAGAACCTGAATGAGCCTGCATGGCCCGCAAAGGCCGTCAAGCCGCAGTCCGTGAAGAACACTATGGGTCACGGCCATAACAGCTACACATCAGGCCGTGCGCCTCTGGGTGGCCTGACGACGGTTTGGGACTATTCTGGGCGTCCGAATGACACCAAGAACAGCCCAACCAGCAAGCCGGAGAAGGGTGGGGTCTAATGGGCAATAACATCGCCTTTCAAGCTCAGGGAAAGACGTACAAAGCCAACGTCACAACCTCTGCTCAGACCATCACCATTACGTCTGATAGCCCTTGCAATCAGCTCTGCGTGTCTAATCACCAGCCTACGGGAACAGGTGGTCAGCCCGTTTATTTTGTTGTCAGCAATCTGGCTAACGTAACGGTTGCTGCTCCGTCAAACGGAAGCCCGCAATATGCTCTGGTTTCTGTTCCCGGGTCGATCAAGGTGTTCACAATACCTTATCAATTCAGCCCGAACACGAACATGTACATTGCCTTTATCGGTGAGGGTTCATCTGAGTGTTACTTCACGCCGGGTGAAGGTGTTTAATGCCTAAAAAGAAAGGTCCATCGCTATCGGTTGGCAGGGGCGAAAAGCTCCCGGCTAAACGCGGCGGTGGCCTTACGGCGAAGGGACGCGCCAAGTACAACCGCGCAACTGGTAGCAAGCTCAAAGCTCCTACCAAGGACAAGAAAAACCCTCGCCATAAGTCATTCTGCGCCCGTTCCCGTAGCTGGAAGGGTGAACGCGGTAAGGCGGCGAGGAGGCGTTGGGGATGTCGATAAATGGACATGCAGAGCCTCATCAACTTAGGTCTTAGTGCTTTTATGGCTGGTTTGGGCTGGTTTGCCCGCCAGCTTTGGGATGCAGTCTCAGAGCTGCGCCGTGATCTTCATAAAATTGAAGTCGATCTGCCTTCTAATTACGTCCAGAAAAACGAATACACAGAGACGATGAAACGCATCGAAATCATGTTCGAGCGCATCTTCGACAAGCTGGACGCAAAGGCAGACAAGTAATGGACCCGATCACCTTAAAGGTGGTTTTAATTGCTTGGATGCTCGACGTTCAAGCTGCCAAAGTCATGTATTTCATGCCCATAATGGTGATGCAAGATGATGAAACATGTCAAAGAGCTTTGGTTGACCTTAAAGAAACTCACAAGCGAGGCTACTCATACAATCTCGCAATTCGTGGCGCGTGTATTCCCGCGAATATAGGAGGCTAAATTGGACATTCTGAAAACCGTTGGCCCTCTACTCGGTCAAGTAGCTCCTACCATCGCCACGGCTCTAGGTGGCCCGCTGGCTGGCCTTGCAACCAAGACCCTATCAAATGTCCTGCTGGGGCATGAAGAGGGCGACGAAGCCGCCGTGACGGCTGCTATACAGGGTGCAACACCGCAGCAGCTTTCCGACCTTAAAAAGATCGACGCCGATTTCAAAGTGCGGATGAAAGAGCTTGACATTGACCTTGAGCGCATCAGCGCCGGAGATCGTGACAGCGCCCGTAAGCGCGAGATGGAAATAAAAGACCACATGCCCAAGGTTTTAGCCGTTGGCATTACCATTGGTTTCTTTGGCTGCTTGTTCTGGATGTTCATCTACGGCGTTCCTAAGAACGGAAACGAAGCTTTGCTGCTGATGCTTGGCGCTTTGCAGACAGCCTTCACAGGCGTGATCGCCTATTATTTTGGCTCATCTTCTGGCTCTAAAGCCAAGACAGACTTGATGATTAGCAAGGACAAATAAGATGAAAGAGAACTGGGAAACAGCCTTTCAGATGGTTCTGAAGCACGAAGGTGGCTTTGTTAATAATCCGAAAGACCCGGGCGGGATGACAAATCTTGGCGTGACCAAAAGGGTTTGGGAAGAGTTTGTCGGGCGTGAGGTTGATGAGCGTGAGATGCGGGCTTTGACCCCTGATGCCGTCAAGCCTCTCTACAAGAAGAATTATTGGGACAAGATCAAAGGTGACCAGCTTCCATCAGGTGTGGATTATGCTGCCTACGATCTAGCTGTAAACTCGGGCGTTGGTCGTGCTGCCAAATATCTGCAACAGATCGCTGGTGTGCCTGCCGATGGCCTGATTGGCCCTCAAAGCATCGAAGCTATCAATGCCTGCCCTGCCGAAAAAGTTGTGGATGCTCTCTGCGATATGCGCCTTGACTTCCTTAAGCGCCTGCCCATTTGGAATACCTTTGGCGATGGGTGGGAGCGTCGGGTTGTCGAGGTAAGGCAAAAAGCATCCACGATGGTTTAAGGCGTTGGGTCGCTTTTAATAAGCTCACCCTCGAAGATATACGTTCCAACGTGGCCTAAGTTCATCCACGGTGCTGCGTATATCTTGCCGCCTTGCAGACGCCAGATGCGACAGAAGTGATAGTCTTCTGACAGCAGACGGTTCGTCTCAGGTTCGATGCTGGTGGCAAAGAACTCATGAATAGGCTCGCCAACAGGCGTATTGCCTGACAGGTCCACCACATCATTGTTGTAGTAAGGCACGGTCTCTTTGAGCTTCTCGAAGACCTCGCGCTTGATGCACATCATGCCTGTGCCGCCGTTCCAGATTTCGAGCGGTTCGTGCATAGGCACTGTGACGGTAGGCGAGTAATCCACCAGATTGACGACAAACGATCCCGTGTATTTCTTCAGATCGTTCGTTTTCACGCCATCCTTGACGGCGTTCTCAACCATTTCCCAGTTGATCTCCTTCTTAGGGTAAATGCCACAGATCACATCTTTCTCAGACTTGAGAAGCTGAACGACTTCGTGAGCATTGAACCGAATGTCGGCATCAATGAAGAGAAGGTGTGTGCAGTCTGTCTTCAGAAAGTTAGCCACCAAACCGTTACGCGCACGGGTGATGAGGCTTTCGTTGAACATGTTGCTGACCATAGCTGCAATGCCATTCTGCATCATAGCGTTTTGAAGGTTAAGCATTGACTGCATAAACAGACCTGTACACATGCCGCCATACATGGGTGTTGCGATAAAGATTTTCATGCTTGATCTTCCTTATTAACCGGAGCGAACATCTGTGCCATGCGCTTTATGTCTTCCTCAACTTGGTCTTGAGGCCCCAACGGTGAAGGCATGGACACAGCTACTCGCCCCGGCTTCGCTTGCGCGAACTGACCAGCAAACGCCAGATAATTGATACCGTCAATATAATTATCGGCCTTGCTGCGATTGGATTTGATGCGAGCCATTTTGAGGGCAGTCATGAATATATTGGCCTGCCAAGGCGTGAAGCTCTCGCCCGTCATCAAATTGTAAATTGAACAAGTGCGTTCAAACAATTCATTCTCATCGCCGTAGTCCTGACCTCGTTCCTTCAGCAGAGTTACGGCGTCGCTAAGAATTTGTTTATGATCCATTTCAGTCCCCAATTCTTCCTACCGACTTGCGGAGTTGCATAGTCGTGATTGCTTTGATCTGTTTGTCTATGTGCTTAGAAGCGCGGTGAGCTTCTTTAGCTATTTGCTTTTGTCTCTGAAGCAGAATGATCTGTTCCAGTGGTTCCGGCCTTGTCATTTTCCACCACAGGCGGGAAAAGAACCTTTGCATTTTCCACATCACGTTCTCCTACGAGGTCCAAGAAATCCTCTAAACGCAAGATGACAACGCTTTCACGCCTGTCGCCGCGAGCGACAACCAGAGGGCGCTTACGCCCCTTGGCAGCTATTGTGGCCTGATCCAGCCAATCGTAGATGGCAATAGATGCTCGACGCTTACATTCAATGATGAAGTCTTGAAGGATAATGTCAGCACCACCCTCGCGGGTCTGGGTCAGGTTACGGGCGGCGAGATAGCCTCGCTCGACAAGCGCATGAACAATCTCTCGCTCATACGTTGCGCCCTTGTTCCTTTGCATTTTTCCCATCAGAAAGGCACTTCGTTGTCATCACGATCAGGCTTAGGCCAAGCCTTTGTGTCGCCAGCCTTGTAGTTGTCCACGCTGATGGCAATCAGATGGTTCTGTGGTGTGTCTTTCTTCCAAGCAGAAATCTTAAACTCTTCGCCCTGCTTGTAATCACGATCACAGACGAACTTGCCCTTGTAGTCCGGCTGCTTCTCGCTGGTCTTCTTGTTGATAAAAAGGACGCCTGTGCCGGGACGGTTCTGATAGTTGCTCATGCTTCACCTGTGATTGTTGTGTAAGTTTCTTTATTGACGATGCGGAAAGCAGACGACTTCTCAGCGCGTTCTGCGTCAGAGAGCTTCTTGGCGCTTTCGATCTGCTTAATCATAAGCTCGTATTGATTAAGCCATTCGTCGCTGTCTGCCGCGTATGAATAGATGCGCTGGCTATCGCCGTCTGGCACATAGATCGGGATGCCGTCTTCTTCTACTTCAGCAGCGAGTTCCATCTGCGGAGGCGGTGGAACATCAATGATCGGAGTTGCTTGAACTTCCCTAAAATCCCCGACTTCCTCAGGCGTGTATTCACCCACGATAACACCGGGATAAACAGATCGAATACCTTCGCTAATAACCCTAGCGCGAAGCATAGCGCGAGGATACAGACGCCAGTTATCTTTGGTAGCAAGCCCGATAGCCTTCGCCTGCGCCAGTGTCCACGATACCTCAAGCGTGCCTCCCTGCGGGTGACTGAACATGCCTGTCACCACATCGTCGGTGTACTTCACCCATTGCACTTTGCCGCCAGCAGATTGAAAACGGGCGAGCATTGCGTCAGCCTTGAGAGCTGGGCGGTTCTGAATGATGTGATAGTCTTTAGCGACAGAGGCGGGGTGCCTGCCTTCTGCCTGTGCGACAGCCATCAGCGCAAGAACTTGCGTCTCGTCTTTGAGGCCGAAAAACCCACACTTGGCGATAGCCTTCGCCATACGTTCTTGTTCGTTCCAAGGAACCAAGCTGTTCATTGTTTTAACTCCGGTGCTGCTGATCGGCCTGCGGCCTTTGCGCGTTTCATGTAGTCGATAATCATATCCATGCTCTGCTGATAGGCGCGGTCATTCGCCGTGCAGCTCGTCACTACAGCGTCAATAGCCAGCACCAGCAGGAAGCAAGCCTCGTCGGCGGTGTAGCCCGTCACAACGTCGATCAGCTTTCGTGCGACTTGTTCTTTCTCTTCTACGTTCATGGCTTCACCTTTCTCGGGCGACCACGGCCACGCTTAGGAAGTCGATCTTTAAAACTTTTAATTTCTGATTTGTTAAGAAAAATCTCGTGTTCAAGATTTTCAATTTTTTCTTTCAAGTCACGACATTCATCCGTCATGTATCTGACGGTGTTTAGAAGAGCTTTTATCGCGTCAGTAGCGTGCCAACTGTCTAACATAATCATTGCTTTCCCTTTCCTTACTTAATCAAAAAGCGGCGTGAACCGCTCTTTTCTACGCAGAACTGATCGTAGATGTTGGGCATAGATTTCTTGAGCAGATCAGCGTCAAAGCGTTTGCTGCTCTTGGATGTCTTCCATGTTGCAAGCGTATCGCCTGCCATAGTCTCAAGGATGGCCTTGTTGCCCATAAAGTTCTGGATGGCTGTTATGTATTCAGCCTCATGAGCTTCAAGAGTTTTAATCTGTTCTTTGATCTGCTTAAGTTTAGCGCAGGCTTGTTCAAACATGGCGTTGGCAACGATGTATGTGCCATGATCATGACGGTAAATCATACGAGCCTGATCCGGCGTTTCTGCGGGAGGCGTGTATTTGTTCACGCACATAGCCCACCAAGCGGCTGCTCGCTTTAGAAAGTCTTCTTTCTGAAAACTATCGAACTCCAGTTTCCAATATCTAAATCGTTGTCCACCGAACAGCACCGCAAACCATACATGATCGACATCATACACGGTCGCTTCGTGCAGGCATTGGATGTAGTCAGCCTCAGGTAATTTGATGGGCTCATCAGGCTCACTGTACTTGTTGATGAGGGCGGCGTTGAAGTTCTTGACTTCCAACAAGCCACCATCGGCTGTCTGAAAGTCGAAGTGTGCGCGGAGCCAAGGCTCGGTCTTGTGTGTTCCGGCAATCTCAAGCTCCTGTGTTCCGATGCCTGTGGCGTCCTCAAATAGCTTGGCGATGGTTGGTTGCATCTTGAGGCCCATCTGGACGGCTTCAACCTTGCTGAGATCGTCGCGTTCCTTCTCGCCACGCTTCTCAAGCAAAACGTCAATCAAATGCCCTGAGACGGCCCTACGGCTGTCTGTGGCCCACCATGCAGACGCACGGCTTTCCTGTGAGAAATCTTGGCTCATTTGCGCGCCTCCATCATGGCATCAGCAAGCTCATAAGCTGTTAATGCAACGTCCTTCCATCGCAACGGAGCAGGATGCAGTTCACGCAACACAGAAAGCGCCGCCATCGCGAACTGGTCGCGCAATGTCTCTTGCGTGACGTACATCGTCGGCTGCATCATCTTCTCAAGGAGCTTGGCTTGCTTATCAATCAGGTCCATCTGATCTTTGTTCATGTTGTTCCCTTTCCACTTCGCCCCCAACGGCGACACACAGTTACTTATATAACGCAACTTGCGTTGTCAACTGCGTTTGTGTATAAGCTACACATCAGGAGGTAATCTTATGATCCGAAAACAAATGTTGATCTCGCCAGAGTTGCAGGAAAAGATTAGAGAGTTTCGTTTCAACTATAAGTTCGATACGGAAATGGACGCCTTAAGAACGCTCCTGTCGGTCGGCCTAAGCGTGTATGAGGAAAGGGAAAATGATGTTCGACACAGTGGAGGAGCTACAGGCTCACTACAAGGCGGTGAAGAAGCGGATCGAAGCGAAGAAGCCGCCAGCACCTAAACCACAGGTTATTGAGATACCTAAGTCTGTGCTGGTCTTTAACAATCCTGTAATTGTCCACAGTATTAGACTAAGGTATGAGATAAAAAATGGCGCGTTTATTTCGACGGGCAAACTTGGGCGGGATAAATTAAATTATCAGGATGTCATTCGGGTTGTTTGCCGTGAGTTTGATGTCACGCCCCAACTGCTCTTCAGTCGTTGCAGACGCCTATCCAAGGTCAGACATTTGTGTTGGGCCATCGCTCGCGTGATGTGTCCGCATCTTAGCCTGCCGCAGATCGGGAAAGCCTCTGCTGGCTTCGATCACACCAGCGTTTTGCATGGGATTGAGAGGGCCAAGGAACGCGCCAAGCCTTACATAAAAGCGTTGCAAAGTGGCGAATTGCGGGTAGATTGAAAGAAGAAGGGCGCGGCAGGAAAGGGAATTAACCGCCGCGCCCAGAGCAACTGCGCAGAACAGGTGCGCGTTGACTAGCCCTACTAATAGCAGGGCCTAGCTCACCGTGCAACTAAAATATAAGGCACGGGTTTAGATGAGCATTAAGAATTTATCCGACACGATCAAGGCGATGATGGCTGCTGGATGCACGCCGGAGCAGATCGGCGCTGTGCTGGATGTTCACGCGAAAGCCGACGAAGAAGAGCGTGAGCGCCAGCGCGAAAAGGAACGTCTGAAGAAGCGCCGTCAACGTGCTATGTCCCCCAATGTCCCCCGGGACACACAGGGACACCCGGGGACACCTAGGGACACCGGGGACCCTCTTTCCCTTAATGGTTCCCCCCCCACTCCCTATATAAGGAATATAGATACCCCCCCCTCCTTAAACCCTATCACCAATAAACGCTCAAATGCTTTGAGCCAGTTCGAGACCTTTTGGAAAGCCTATCCAAGGAAGGTTGGCAAAGGTGCTGCTCAAAAGGCTTGGGCTATGGCTGTGCGGAAGGCTGACCCCGAAAGAATTGTCGAGGGCGTCGAGCGCTACCCTTGGCCGGAAGACCCAAGCTTTGTGCCTCATGCCTCGACATGGCTCAACGGTCAGCGATGGGAGGATGAATTACCGGGAATGAAGCCGCGCAAATTGAGCCAAGCGGAGCTGGACGACGAAGAGCGGAAGCGGATCGCGTTTTTAGAAGACCTACACCGGAGGACGAGAAATGTATCAGAAAAGCACTAAGCCAGAGCCAGAGCTTTCCGAATGGGACCGCGCAGCCATAGCCTACGCCAAGAGCCGCCCGCGTGATGATGGAACCATAGGTGCGATCGTCAAAGCAGGACCAGCCGGAGACGCTTGGGTGGCCTACTTTAGGGCCAAGGGGATGAAGGTTAGGGCCAGCTTCGTCAAATATCATTTGGCTACTGGAAACTCTTGCACCATGCCTAGCAAGCTTCCAGAGGAGTTCGACCCTACCTTTTCCGGCGCAGGCCATCGCAGCCATGCGCGTAATAGGGAAACTGGCAAAACTACTGATGAAAAAAAAGAGCCGCTAGACCGGACAAGGTGGTGGGATCGCTGACCCCCTAAAAAATGGGATGTTTTTGAAAAAATATTACAGAAAATGAAAAGGCCCTATCTAGTGTCTCTCTAGATAGGGCCATAATCGAGTTTTAAGGGGGGCTAGACGGCCATTTATAGCTCGCTAGCGTGTAGGATAGCTGAAAACATCCGATAAGGCCTGTTGGCCCTTTGTGCGGCTTCCTTTTCGTCTAACCATTGCACTACATCAGCTTCAGACCATACGTCGGATGGCGCTACCTCCCGGTTCTGCATGGCGCAAAAATATGACCATAGCGGGGGGTTAACATAGGCGCAAGGTTCAAGGCTAGGGGTTTGCGGGCTATCAGGTCTGATCATGCTTTTTCCCTTTCTGAAATATACCAAGCGCTAAGTTGCCTGCCCGGTGTTGCTTGCCATTGCTTCCCCTTGGTTGTGAAGCGCAAGCTATAACCCCGGCTAGCCTTGCAACTTAAGGGGGGTTCCCCCCCCTCTTTTGCAAAGGTTCCCCCGGCATCGAAAGCAAGCCAACAGGGGCTAGACCACAAATAAGGGTTATCAATTATGTAATCTTGGGAATGATACCCTTCTAAAAAGGCTTCAGTTAGGTTCATGTTAACCCCCGATAGCTAGCGAAAAGGCCAAGATTGCAGCAACCACAACAGCGGCAACAGTTAGTTCGATTGTTGTTTCAATAACAGTTCTAATCATGATCTTTCCCTTTCTTTACCAAGCCCCAAGCTCTTCTAAAGCTTTCCGGTCTTTATCTAGGCCATATTGCAAAACCGCTTTGACATGTTGCGGCAAGCTATCCCAACAGGCCATAACCTCGTCAAAAACCGCTTTTTCATCAGCGCTAAACATCATTTGAGCATAAACGCTAACCTTGAAAGGGTTTACGTTTAGCATTGCCGCTTGCCATGCCGCGTTAGCTAGGGTTCCCCCCTTAGGTGCTGATGAAAGCAACAAACCCTTGCGAGGCCCGCGCTTTACCATTGCATCAGACAAGGCCTTTTGTGTTGTTTCTGATAATTTAAACATAGTTTTTCCCTTTCTTTAGACCACAACAAAACCGGAAACATCGCGCTTAGCCTTTGAACCCTTGGGGGTTAGGCCAACGATAACCCCTTGGGGGTCTAAATGACGCAAATCATGCTCATCACCATTGATTACCGGGAAGCCAAGATAAGTTGCCGGAACTGATTTGAAGACCACAGCAGCATTGCCAAAACCGCTAGAAACAACCCTGACAACCTCTTTTTCGTTTTTTTCAGTCCGGCTAAGGGTTAGATTGTAATTTTCGGGCAGGTTGCGTTCTAAGCGCTTGGCAATCTTGGTATAATCAACGAATTGAATAGCCGGAAAGGCTAGCATCAGGTTAGGAAAGCGCTTCCCGTTCCGCTCGCAAGCTATCCCTTCCCAAGCAATATCAGTTGAGCCGTTAAGCCTAACGCAAAGCTTTTTTCTAAGCTTGCGGGCTTTCTTTTGTGCTAGCTCGATCGATCTAACAACATCAACCATATAGCCCGCCCGGTCTTGCATAAACCGCTTGGCCTTTTCAATCCGGCTCTTTCTAACCGAGTTTAGATCAGCATCATTGGCAACCATGCCCGCTTGCCCGCTAAACCATCCTAAGCAAAGCGCTTTGCAGCTAGCTGTTGCTTTCGGGCAAAGGTTGCCAGCCCCGGCAACATCAGCGGGGGCCATATAGTGAATTGCGTTAAGATAACCAAACCCTCGGGCCTTTATGGCTTTCGGGCTATCAAGACTGAAAATCCGGTTTTTCATTGGCTTTCCCTTTCCAACAGAAGCAATGGCTTCACAAAACCGGGGGCTATTTAAACCCCCGGCTTTAGGCAACCATTAGGCAAACATGCCTGCCTGGTAATAGGAAAAGAGTTCCGCATAGCTAAGGGTTGTTAGCAGAAAGAGCTTTCCGAAAGCTTTACTATCCCTTGCCATCCCATATTCGAAAGCGAGCTTTGCCGCTTTTTCATTGCTGATCTTGATCATTGGCTTTCCCTTTCCTGATCAAAAAGCTTCCGCTTGCCATTCGTTAAAGAGGTTATCCATTGCCTCGTTGGCGCTATAATCGGCCACAAGCTCTTCGTCTGAATTACCCCAAACCAAATCAAAAACCCCTAAGCGGTTTCCTTCAGCATCCCGGAAGAGCAAGGTGTCTTGGCCTGTTGAGCAAAGCGCTTCTAATATCTCGCTTGCCTTGTTGCTCTTCTTTACAGTCCATTCTTCGCCATCGTTTACGCTGATGAGATAACCCTTAGACAAGGCCAAGCTAATCAACTTGCGGCAAGCCCGGGCTTCTTCTTTCGAGGCATATTCGAGGGTCTTGATCATGATGTTTCCCTTTCATGTAGGTTGTGCAAATCACTCAACCTACACAACACAATAGTGCCTCTTTCATATATGTAAACCCCCCATAACCTAGATATATATATATTACTGTTAATTCCCTTATAGGGTTCTAGTTATTAGTTAACCTATTAGAACCCTGCTAGCGAAGGAGACTGAAAAAGCCTCTCTCCCCCCGCTCCGGCAAAAAGGGTTTGGGCCTTGGCTTGCTTCCCCTTCCCTGATGCCGCTTCCCCTTGTCGCGATCGATCGCTTTCATCAGCTAGACCCGGCATTGGCACGGGATAGGATAGCCAAACCTATTCCACAGCCAAAAAGCGGAATTTCAGATGGCCGGGGGGGAGGGTAAGGGTGTGCACCCAACTCTTTTCCCCCCCAAAAAATTTCTTGGTTTTTTTAATTGCTGGTTTAGTATGGGGTTTATGTTTCAGATAGAGAGTGGGGTAGAGATACCTCAGCAGGACAAGCCAGTGCGGAAGACGAAGTACCCGTTCAATCGTTTGAACGTGGGTGACAGCTTTGTGTTTCCGGTTGGTATTGATGACGACCGGGAGGCCATCCAGAACCGTTTGCAGTCTGCTGCGGCCAACTGGGGGCGTTCCCGTGGGATGCGGTTTATAACGCGGCGCGTTACGCAGGGAATTAGGGTCTGGCGAGTTAAGTGACGCGGAGTGGAGCAGCCCGGTAGCTCGTCTGGTTCATACCCAGAAGGTCGCAAGTTCAAATCTTGCCTCCGCAACCAACCGTAGGGGACGGTCTTGAAACATTATCAAATCAGGTTCAACACCAAGGCAAAGCCGGGTGACAAGCTTGTGTGGCGTGTCTTTGAGGAGGGGCGCGAGCGGCTGGCCCGTGGCGTGGACATTGACGTAGTTAGCTACACGGAAATGTCTTGGGCTGGCGAAGAGCGTAAATGGAACATTGCCTGTGATGGCTATGGGGTTTGGGAAGACGATTGGCTTGAGATCAGGCCGGAGTAGGTTTTATGAACTTCAACCTCGAACAGTTCTATCAATTCTGCCGCCAGCTTCGCATTGAGACGAAGGAGGAGGGTCTGAAGAAAATGGAGCGTTTGCTTGGCACTCAGACCTACACGATGGGCGAGATTGCCAAGGGGCTGGAAGAGGACTGCCATTTCTTCGTGATCCTCAAAGGCCGTCAGCTTGGCATCACCACGATCAGCCTAGCCCTCGACCTCTACTGGCACTTTGTGAACCCCGGCTTGCAAGGCACGTTGACGACTGACACGGAAGAAAACCGTGACATGTTTCGCTCAACGCTTGCGATGTATCTCGAAGGTCTGCCCAAGGAATACAAAATCCCTGCGGTGGCCCATAACCGAAATCAGCTTCAGCTCAAGAACCGCTCGCGTCTGTTCTATCAGGTCGCGGGCTTGCGGGCGAAAGGCTCTCTTGGTCGCGGTAAGGCTATCACTTACCTTCACGGCAC